TGACAAGAATGCTCGTGCCCTCGCCGGAATAGCCAGATGTCTCCCTGACAGGGGGCCCTTGTAGAAAATAATTGTCGTTAATAACATTGTCGTATAGAGATTGTCGTATAGAGATTGTCGTATAGAGATTGTCGTAAGCGTATATCGTATAGACTATGTGCTCTGCGATGCCTTAGCTCTACGCTTCTCCCATCCTTGCGTTGCTGCTCGTGCGTAATTCACCCTGCTACGTTGACTCTTCTGATTGCGTGTGAAGAAAGTGAAGCGGTTGCTAAAGTCCTCCGCCACCATGCTAATCCAACACCGCGTCTTGCCTAACGCTTGGGCCATATCCTCAAGCGACACGACCTTCTCTTTCTTGGTGCGTAGCATCGTTGGTGCCAGTAGCCAAATGACTGCAAGCATCCTGATCAATGCCCGATACATGCCTCGCTTACTGTCGAACTGTATGCCATCAGTGACGAAGTCCATCACCTCGTACAACAACCTCGCCGCCCTGCGGTTCACTTCATCCTCCAGTTCTGATGGTAGTTCACCATTTTCGAACCATCCATTGCGTGCATCGGCAATAGCTGCAAAGTCTGGTGTGACCGTAGCCACTTGCACCATGTCGTCTGGATTGTCTAGATCGCGGACCCATGCAGAGCCTAGTTTGTTATGCTTCGATTCGTCGATGTTCTTCATGCTCGGATGTAATTGTTGATGGCGGTTGGATTTGTGTGAAGATCGTGAAGCCAGTCGATGAACGCACTCGGGTTCTCGAAGGTCCCTAGGTTCGGCATCGTGAAGGTTGGTGTTGGGTCTAGCGAACCTAACACTGCCATAGCTTTAGCTCGGTCGTCTTCATACAGATGGCATGAAGCCGCCGTCAGTGTGATGTAGCCTAGCACATCAACCTTCACTCCGGCCGCTCTAAGCCGTAGAGCCAAGTAGTGCGACAACATCGAGAAGCTGAATATGTCGTACGGCCAACCTAGCCATACATCTGAGCTACGCATGGTGTCGAAGCACTGCAGTATGCCGTCGCGCAACAACCACTGCACTGACAATGTGCACGGAATGTCTCTTGATTCTGGCGGGTTCTCACGCCAGATGTTGATGACCGCTTGCCGTGTGTTCGGGTCTTTAACGAACGCTTGAATTACTGAGTCTAGTTGAACCGCTACCTTTGGACCGTATGCGCCGTGCAGAGTTTGTCCGTCATCGGAGAACTTCGCATAGGTCGGCGCATACGGTAGCAAGGTGCTCAGGCGATTGTCGCCTGTAATAATCCACTCCGCCTCTACCGCTGCGAACTGGTGACTGAGTTTGCGACCTGGAGTCATGACGAGCGGTGAGCTCATCGATATACAACTCTGCTGCGCGAACACTTCGAACACGGTTCGGCCTCGAGTGTGAACTTTGTGGCCGTTTTGGAGCGTGCGGTTGAGCAACGCCAACCAGGATCGGTCAGTAGATGGGATTTGTGGCATGGGATTATCGGAGTGCGTTGATTAGGTCTTGAGGAGCGTGACCAAATTTACCTACAAACGATGGATGGTAAACATCTTTGTAAGCTACGCCGATTTGATCTAAGGTTTTGGCCGCTCGACGTCCGAGCGATATGAAGGACATCGGCTTCGCCTGACTGAGCTTCGTCAACCGTTCGATGCCATCTGTATCGTTGGCATTCACCCAGATGTAATCGAGTTCGTCGACCGCAGCATCGTGCATCGCCTTCGATACGGCACGATTCGTAGCGCTTAGAGCTGCGAACGGCCATGCAGCGCAGGATTGATCTCCGACGATCACGTGAGACGCAAACTCGTAGTGACCGAGCAGATTGTGATCGTGTAAGTCAAACTTTGCTTCTTGCCACTGGCGTTCGCGTAGCGACACCGACCGTTGGAAGCTCATCAGCGCATGTTGGGTCACGTGCGGCCCGTGGAAATCAATGTCGTACAGAGCCACATCAGGACGATCATAAAGACCTCCTTGGGCGATGATGCTCTCGACATAATCTTGATGGACTGGACCATCGTAAGTGCGGGTACCGTAGTAGAGGTCACAGTAGAGTTTGGCGAGTTGCTCGATCTCAGGACCTGGCAAATACATTTCTTCGCGATTGCGACAACTAACCGCGTGGCGATCTACTGCCGACTTAGGGTCTGGACATGCCATGACATAGACTCCACCCAGACGACGGATGACTCGGTCTAAGCCGCGAACTTCGTAGGCCAGACCCGAACCTTTGCGGTAGACTCGGCTGTAGATGTTCTCACTCATCCAACCGCGATCGAGTATGAACGTCCGGCCAGCACGAAGACTCGCTTCGGCCTGAAGCAACACTCGGTGATTGGCTCGATACATCTCTTGGTTATCTTTGATGTAGGTCAAGTGTTCATAGCGACTGTTTGGAAAGAGCTTTTGGATAGTTTGAGCGTAGACCGTCTTGCCGACGGCGTCTGGTCCGTCGAGGATAATGAACGCGGGTGGTTGTGTTACTTGCATGACGCGAGGATGTCGAGGATGGTGGAAGTGTTGGTTTTGTAGAATTCCACGAATGACTTGTGGAAACCATAATCGTCGGCGAGTGTTTCGCATTCAGAGACCGGGACGAATTTGAATTCGTCATGTTTATCGGGTTCGCGATTGATGATGCTATCGAAGTTTTCAACGTGCAACACGAACGTCGAAATGACCCAATGGAAAGCGTCAGCTTCATTGAGCACGATATTCTCGTAGTAACCAACGAAGTGCGTGCTTTGCGGTTGGAGGTTGAACTCTTCGAGCAGTTCGCGCTTAGCACACTCGACTAAGCGTTCACCGATGTCGTGAAGCCCGCTAGGCAAACTCCAGATGTTCTTAGCACTGCGGACGTTGTTGCTGCGGTGGATGATCAGAACTCTGTCACCATCGGTGACGAGCATCTGAGCTACGGTATAGGGCGTGGCTTGGGTCAAGCGTTTCCAGTCATTGCGGGGTGGTATCATGGTGCTCTGTTTCATTTTTGGTTTTTCTGTATTTGAACTGCATGGTGCAGTCCGAAAGTGGTATCGTAGGGGTCGTAGGGGTACTTTGAACTTGTAGGGGTCGTAGGGGTATTTCCAAATGTAGGGTCGTAGGGGTATTTGCTGGTTTGGTATGTGTTATATAAAAAGAGATACATCACTATATAACAAATACCCTCGAACCCCTGCAGTTCAGAAATACCCCAGCGACCCCTACTGGAATCAACCACCGGCATAGCTGGCGCGCCAAGACAGTGTGGATTGGACACAACTGGTTCAGGTGAACACATGTGTTCAACTGAACTGACTGGTTTAGTGTTCAGTCGAACCGAGTTCATGGTTTGACCTCCTTCATGCTAGTCAGCATCCAACTGGACCTAGCAGCGGCTCGAACGGCTCGACCGTCGTCTTTGGCCGCTAAGCGCGCTAGGTAAACACCGCACGCAGTAGGGAAGCTGAAGAGCTTGGCAGCGCTTTTATTGCCCTCGGTTAGGCACTCTTCGAGATGAGTCGAGGTCACCGTGATCGCTGTATCCTTGCCGCCAAACATCACCGACTCGATCAAATCCCACATACGTTCTTCAGGCGCGTGTTCGCCTAACGATTCCATCAATTCAGGATGTTGATACGTCGTGATGCCGTATCGTTTATCTTTAAGTGCTTCAGGAATCTCAATGTCCATCAACCATGCCGCCATGGCGGGCAACTGCGAAATCAACAAATCCCTCCACCCAGTGAATGAGTTCAAGTCATCAGGCATTTCGTAGTCGGCCTTCATGGCTTTGAGCAGCATGATCTTGTCACTCATGGACTCATCGATTGGTGGCAGTACCATAATGTTCTCACCGTCGGCGTTAAGCGTGATGCTGCATCGCCAAAATGGTCGAAGCGCGAACGCGTCCTTCCGTTTCTTGTGGCAGCTATGACTCAGTTCAGCGGCAATTTGCTTGAGCTCCTTACCGAAATGTCTTCGAGTTCGAATGTCAGTTCCGGCCGCTTCATCACCGATGACCAGATGCTCCGCCCTAAACATCTCACTGTTGAATGTGGTCTCGCCAACCAGGTATCTGAATGGCTTGGCTTCTCGGCCAAAGAACGCCGTGAGCAACATTTGGAGCAATGTCTTACCGCTGCCATGTTCACCTGCAATGGCCATGATTTGACCAGGCCTGAACTTACCGCTACTGAGGCTTTCGATGGCGATCTTCAACCATCCATATAGGTAGACATCTTGGTCACCTAGCAGGCCGCTTATGAAGCGCTCCAGGTCATCCCAACCACCGACCTTAGGTTCCACAAAGCATGGGTCAGACGTGACTAGAATGATGCCGGCTTTATCCTTGCGTGGTCCAGCGTCGTGACCCGCAAGCGGTCCAGCGTAGAGCACGTGGTTAATGTCGACGATTCGTAGCAACTCCACGTCGACTTCGCTCATACCGCCTCCTTCCTTTGAAGTCGAGAATCCTAGCGATTGGAGTTTGAGTTTAAGATGCGTGCGGTCACATTGAATGTATGCTCCACTTGAGGCTCTAATCCAGAAACTGCGGTCTTCCGGATCGTAGTAAGCTTCATATTCTGGTCTCGGTGAATCTTCTGGCGATGGGATGGTCATGCGTTGAGTTTGGCGTGGAGAGTTGTAAGTGTATCATCACATGAGTAATTTCCGGGGGCAAAAGCCGAGCGACCGGGGGCGCAGCAGAGACACAGTTTGCAAGTGCCTCGGTGTTTGTGTCCAAGGAACAACTGAGCACAAGTTCGACACGAGCATAAGTAGTTGCCGTTCTCAAGCACAAAGTCCTCAGGGAAACTGCGAGGGCTTTTGGATAGGTCATCGATTTGTTGCGTAATCATGGGGTGTCAAGGTATAGCAATGTTTGAATTGTTTTAGTATCTTTTCTTGTGCGGCCCGCAAGTCTGACTGGCTGCGAGGCACGCAATGTTGATGGGTCACACTTCAATCCCTTGAGCATGGCCCCAAGTTCCTTCGTGTTGTTGTCGCTCTCCCAGTCGAACCAACCATGCAACGATCGACGACCAGAGAACACTACGGCTCGAAGCTTAGCGCCCCTCGACACCATCCAGTTGAACACGGCACCGACCTGATTAACATCAAGTTCATCAGACTCAACGACCATGTAGCGCATCGACTGGACGTTCGAGTTTGACCGGTTCTCGCTGCCTGGCTTGAATGTGCAGTGACTGATGAACTCGTGGGCCAGGTTCTTGATGCCACGCCAGTCGTCTATGGTTTTGAAGTTTTGGCGGTAGTCGAATGTCTTGCCATTGGCCTTTTGACCCACGCCAGATTGCCACGGCATTCCGGCCCAAATGTGGTCATAACCCATAAACATGGTCGCGAGGAACGTGTCGGTCTGCTCCGCTGGTGTCCATGATTCCATGCCCCCGGCTTCAGCGATCTCGGCCATCGTCCATGAGTAGTCTCGCAGTATGCCATCGAGTGCTCGGGCTCCTGCTTGATGGGCCCTTTCCTCCACGATCTTCCGCTTACGAATCTCGGCCTTCGACTCAATGGCGATGGGTGTGATGTATCGCTTGGCAGACTCAATGGCCCTGCGGACCTCGTCGTCCTTGCTGTCATCGTCCTCGAGGTCGAAGGCGGTCTTCCACGCTTCGAAGATACCGTCTTCATCCCATCCGAGCTCCAACATTCGTGGAGTCACCATGATCATAAAGTTGTTGCGGCCTTGGCCTTCGGCCGGTGGGTTCTCCAATTGGTGACCAATCCAGGTCTCCAAACGTTGCCTTGCGGCATCCAGGTTCTTGTGGTCATTGTCATGGCGGCTACCGGCCGCATTCTGACGCGCTTTCTTAGGCGGTGGCATGTGTGGATTCAGCTGATTGTTCTGAGAGTAGTGGTTGGCCGAACATTAGGCGGAACCGGTTGCCGACTGGCATCTTGCCAAGCAGCACGGCCTGTTCCGCCCTACGGCGTCGGACGCAGATGACACAGAGCCGAATTCGGTCGAAGACCGATGGAGCCCATTGCCATACGATTGGTCCGTCGTAGATGCAACGTTCGCAGTCGTCGCAGATGAACTTTGTAGGTTCGGCTCTGTAGTCGTCCATGGGATTATTTCATGTAGAAATCAGACGCGATGGCCTCGGCTCCGAATGGACAGTCGGCCATCCAGCTCGGCGGCACCGCCATCACTTCTTCGACCTCTTTCGGACTGATGCCTTTGTCGGCATCCATGATGAGCTCATCGTGCGATGTGAATAAGATGTCGCCGCACGGCTTTTGCTTACCTCGCTTCGTTACGATGCTGAGGTGGCGGCCGAACTCACGTTGGACATTCAACATCATCACACCGAACGCATCGCGGGCACAGGCTTGAGTCAGGTTCTCGGCGAGCAATCCTCCGTAGAAGAAGGACAACCCTCCGGACAGTTGCTTCTTTGCGGCATACTCCATGCGGTAGGACCCTGCGTCGCTGACCTCCTCGAGCGACAACCGATTGTTCGGCGTGCTCGCGGCTTTCTTGGTCTTACCGCCCTTAGTCTTCTTGCCGTAAACGTCGGAGCGACGGGCAATCTGCGGGTAGTAGTAAGTCATCGGGCGACCGCTAGGCAACTCCATGATGTAAGCCGGCACGGTTCGACCGTCGGGCAGAGTCACCCACTCTGGGTTGTCGACGCTCTCGATGAACTCGCTTTGCAGTCGGTTCCACAACCCTGTGATCTTGGTCTCCTTCTTGCGGAAGTCGATGACCTGGGCTTTCGACTCAGCAGCGGTCATGATGTATTGGTATTGCGTCTTCGCGAACACCATGTATTTCATCCAACCGCAACCGTAGCCGAGACCGAGGACACGAATCTTAGCGAGTTGGTAGAGGCGTTTGTCACCCTTCTTCAACTCCTCGGGTTTGTCCCATCCCATCGTCGTCCTCGCATGAGCTTCGTAGGGCGTGATGCCTTGGCGCATCAACTCAAGCTTCTCCTCATCACCGCTCAACCATGCCATGGACCTGGGCTCAATCTGGGCCGCATCTGAGATGATCAAATGTCTGCCCTTGGATGCAACGATGCAGCGACGCACATCGACACCATGGACTGGCTCTTTGCCAAGGTTCTGCGGGTTGAAGCCGGTCTCGCCTGTGCCGCCCTTACCTTGGCCGCCGGACCAGCGGAGCGTGTGAGCACCGCCATACTTCATCGGATAGGGGAAGCGGCCCTGCGGAGTAATTCGGTCACGCATGATGAGCAAGCGTTTGTAGACCGTGTTGCACTTCCGCCATTCGCGCATGTGGTTCACCCATGGATACTGGTCACCATACTCTTCTTCCCATGCCAGATAGTTGGGGTCGTCTTCGCTGGTGGATGGTGGACGAATGACACCGACCTCGTCGCACTTGGCGTGCAGGGCCTTGATCGAAGTCACCCCGCTTTCCCATGTGCATTCCCATGGGACTTTGGCCGCGGCGGCCTTCATGTGCTTCTCCATCGCTTTGATGCCTGCTTTAACCATTGGCAAGTCGAGCGGCAACCCAAGTTGGCACTGTTCATACGTGGCCACGCTCAGACGCCGCTCAAGCTCTGGCCATTGATGTGCGTTATCGGTCCATGCCTTCCATGTCCAGATGGTATCACCAACGTTGGACTCGACGATCTGGTCCCAGACTCCGGCGTCCTTCATTTCCTGCTCGGTGCGACCCAAGGCTTTCGCTCGATAGTCTTTGCTAACCGCAGCGTCGTAGAGGTCCTTGATGCCGGCCTTCAAGCTTCGGCCAGCTCGGAGGTAGACCGCGAGGTTAGCCACGCAATTCCACTCGGCGAATTGTGCATGCTCGATGAGTCCCTTTTCTACCAGGACGTCATGGACCATCTTATCGAAACTAGCATTCCAGCTGACTATGAGTCGGCCCTTCAGCGATGGCCAGTCGAAGTCCTCGGGTCGACCGGTGTAGGTCTGTTCACCGTCGTAGACAGTGACCAAGTAAACGTCGACCTTCGGATGGTGAAGGTAAGCCCAGGCTCCCATGGTTCTGATGCTGACGATGTCGTCGTAGTAAGTTTCAAAGTCCACTGCTACCGCAGGGCCCGAGTTCAAGTCGTAGAGTTCGCGCATGGCAGGTTAGGCTGGGGTTTCTTCGGAGGTTGCAGCTTCGGTCTTGCGGACCGGGGCTTTCGTGTAGGGTTCGAACTGGGTGTAGGTAACTTCCTCGAGGCCGGTCTTGTCCTCAGGCAGCCAGTAGGTGTCGACACTCACGGCGAACACGTCGTCTTTCTGGAAGCATCCAAGCGTGCCAGTCTGGTTGATCATAGCGAGGTCAAGCTCGCGCGCTCTCTTCGCACCTTTGGGATCGGTCAAGAACGACATGGCGTTCATCGCGTTAACGGACTCAGTCCAAGCAAACATGAGCTCGACACCGCCTGGGACTCGAGGCAGCGACTGGATCGTCAGAGCCAGTTTGCGACCGGCGTCGTTGGAGCGATTCGGCACAGACTGTTCGAACTTGTCTTTATGGCCCCGCCACTTTTGGTTTACACCGCGTGGAATATCCGGTTTCAAGGTGAAGACTTTGAAGTCCTTATGGATGAGGTGGACACCGTGTTCGTCGCCGAACTCCTTGAGTTTGCCGATGACTTCGATGCGGGTGGCACAGAACTCAGTGAGCATGCGATGGAGGGGTGATACAGGATGGATGAGGTAATACGAGGTAGCCATTGGCGTATGTTTGTAGGTTTGGGGTTGCGGGGGTGATTATGATGTCATGACCCACTTTTGGACATGAGAGATTGGGCGAGGTAGCACGGCAAGTAAAGCGTCGAACTCGGCTTGAGTCGGACCGAAGCCTTTCTGAGCTTCGAGGCAAGCCGCATGCGCCGCCGCGGAATTGGTGGCGTCACGGATGCCTGCCAAGTCACCGAGCAAGGCGGCCGTAACCGGCAGGGTGGTCGGAGGCGGCAGAGCGGCGACCGTGGCCCGAGCTCTCCATGTGTTCGGCGCTTCGTAGAGGCAGATGTAAGCGACTCGCTTGCCAGCGGCGTAGAAGTCCGTGCGGTCAGAGCTTAGGTTGGGATGGGCCTGCGGGAAGTGCTTCGCGACGTAGGCTTCGGCCAGAGGCCGTGATGTGAAGTTGCGTGTGTTCATAGGGGTCAGAGGTTTGAGGTTACTTAGCGACGATCGTGGCACCGCGTGGGCGTTTACCAAAGGCGAAGAACTTGTCGTTGTCCGACACGGTCCATGTCGCGGTGAGCTTGACGCGGCGTCCCTTGAGTGGACCGTCCTCGCTGTCGAGCAGGTGGGAGATGCCGGAGGGAACCGAGCACCAGAACTTCTGGCCGAGGTCGTTCACCACCATCATCTTCCATGACACACCGAACTCGTTGTCATACTCCTTCACCGCCACGACCTTGCCTTCGATCGGGTAAGCACCGCTCTTCACTTCAACGGTCGGCACCACTTCTGCGGGGCGGTTAGCAGCGTATTCAACGTCGCGCTTCATCGAAGCCGTGACCGCGGACTTCTGTTTGTCTGAGATTGAACCATACTGCATGAGTTTACAGATGATGTCACGGACGAACCAGTTCTTAGCGTGGACCGCATCGCCGACGTGCTCCAAGATGGTCTTCAGTTCAAGGTCGTTCTCAATCGTCTGAGCGAGCTTGGCAGCGTCGTTCTCACGGCGAGCACGAGCGGCCGCAGCGTCGCGGATGCGTTTGGCTTTGAAAGCGTCGCGGCCTTCGATGTGGAGTTTGTCGCAGCAGATGTCGCCGAAGCAGACGCGCTCCTTCGTCTCCTTGTGCTCGGCAGCACAAACGTAGCGGACGTTGCCTTGGCCGCAATGTTGGCACTTATGCCAGTTGCGTTCCGGGAACATGGCGAGCATCTCGTTCAACCACTCTTCGCGGCGGCGCATAAACTCACGGCGTGCGGCTTCGCCTTCTTCGAACGAAGCGAAGGGACTGAACCACGTGAACTTTGGCGGTTGGTTGTCGGCGTATCCAACGATGCGGTAGGCCGAGGGGTCAAAATTAACTGGGTTGTGGATGGTGCTCATTTTGTGTGTTGCACAGGGTATGCTGTGTGGATGGATGGTATAGCGTGGATTCTTGTCGTAAACAACTTTGTGCATTATTTTCGAAAATAATTCGGCCGCACCTAATTCTCCATCATAAGTTAGCTAGCAACTCATGAAACCATGACGAATCAGATACGGCCGAAAAACTGTAACACTAGGTGTTATACCTTGACCCACTCTGGTTGAGCAGTCAGGCCAGTAGGATAGAGCGTGAACGCAACTCCCATCGTAACATGAACGATGAAGCTCTATCTACTGGCCTGACTTAGTTACGGGTTTAGTGTCAACCGGCGGAGTGCTAGCCAGCGTTATCAACAAGGAACTGAATGAACTCGTCATCGTGCATGTTGCCCGGAGTGAGAGTCGGCACGAAGTAGGTGAACTTGCCGGTCACCTTGCGGACACCGACCATGAACGAACCGGTGTGGAGACCGTCCTTAAGGCGAGTCTTCTGGGCACCGGTGATCGTTTTAGTCAGCACGTAAGCCGTGCCGCTAATGCGCCATTCGGCCATCGCGTAAAGACCAGTGTCGTGTTCGATTGGGAAGTCCGCCGGGTCGATGCCCTCAGGTTGCTTCACCAGAATCATGCACACCAACTGTGGAAGCACGTCGGGCTTCTCGCCGTTCGGACCCCACTCAGTGTTCATGCCTTCAGCTTCGGCCTCTTCGATGGTGGCCCAGATGCGAGGGAACCCATCGGAACCGTAAGCCAAGTTCTCGACGAACTGTTTCACATATTTGAGGATCGTGATCTCAACCTCGGCATACTCCTCGCCACCGATGACGATAGCGTCATTCAGTACGATTTCACCGGGGTTGAAACCTGCGTCACGGAGCGGACCGACGCCTTGAGTCAACTTCAACTTAGGGAAAGCGAAGTCACTGGCAGACATCTGACCGGAGCTGGCGCCGAGACGGAGACCCATTAGATTAGTGGTCGGAGCGATCTCAGCCCGTTCGGTGGTGAGAGCAAGTTCACCACCGACTTCGTCGTCGGAAGGCGCGTCGATCACTTTAGTCGAGCGAGCGGGTTTGACGGCAGGAGCCGGAGCGGGTTTCGCCGGGGTTGGTTTAGCCGCAGGAGCTGGTTTAGCCGCAGGAGCTGGTTTAGCCGCAGGAGCTGGTTTAGCAGCGGGAGCTGGTTTAGCAGCGGGAGCGGGTTTGGCGGTCGGAGCTGGAGTTGCGCCGGGGCGTGCGAATGATGATTTAGCCATGTCGTTGTTCTAGTTTTTGGTTGCGTTTACTTGACGTCGATGAGGTAGCATGATGGGGCCCCGACGGTAAGGACTCCTGCTTTTCGGAGGCGATTTCTCACCTCCTGTTTTGTGGCATCCTTAGCACCCTTCGGTGCCGAGTTTGCCGACATTGTGTCGATCGAGCCCATCGAGAATTGAGCGAGCTCTTCGAAAATTTGGATTGGCGTCGTGTTGAACTGGCTGGCCAGTTCAACGGCCGCAACCTTAGCGTTGGCCACGACGGTCTTGCCGCCCTTGTGGATAATGCGTTTGCCGATAACTTCGTGACCCTCGGCAACTAAGCTCGTAATCTTACGACGCATCGACCCGCCCCATTGTTCCATGAGGTCGGCGATGTCGTAAACTTGAGAGCCATATTGGATGATCACGGCATTACTATTGAATGCTTCTTTAGTCAAGGGAACTGATTCGTTCGGGATTGTTATCGAAGCGCCCTTCTTGATGTGCAAGGCGATCTCGTGCAGCGGAGTGCAATTGGCCTTGTTGCTGCACCACCGGCAGTTGTGTAGGACTGGGTTGAAGTCCTTGCCAGCGCGCTCTCTGACGCGCAGAGCAATCGTTTGTGCACGGATGTGCATCTTCTCGATGTCGGTGCGTGAGAATGTGGCCGTGCCTACCTCATCTCGCAATGGCTGCAAGATGTGGATTCGGATGATCTTGCACTTTGGGAACTTTGCGAAGATGCCCAAGGCGTAGGCCCACATCTGGATGTTGGTCTCAGGGTCGTCGACTTCAATGCGACCGAACTTGTAGTCCATCATGTCGAACACACCCTTGCCTGAATCGATCGCCAAGTCCACGGTGCCGAACTCGCAGTCTGGAATGTTCCATCCTCGGAGGTCGACCTGGAGTTCGCGGTAAATCTTCAAGGCTCCACTTTCGAACGGTTCGATGTAGGCGGCGATCTTCTCGACCGCTGAGTGTTGCTCGTCGGAATCGAGGTCCATGAACTCACGCTCCTCGGATACGTTCATCCCGAATCGCTCGAGCAAATCGTGGAGCTTGGTGCCCATGAGCGACGCGGCTGAGTCGCCTTGAGTCGGCAGGTAGGACGGACAAATCTCTCGGGACTTCAGTCCTGACGGACCGAGTTTAGCGTGCGTTCTGGCGGCGTCGACTGGAGCCTTGGAGGCCGGTTTCGTCTTTACTTTTGGGGTTGGTTTTGTTGGCATGGGTTTGGGGTGGTTATGCTTTTTGTGCTTTCGTTTTGATACCAAGAGTGATAAACGACGATCTAGGACTAACGCCCTCGACGTCTTGGATTCGCCACACGTAACCGGGCAGACTGAACTTCGTGGCGGTCACGGTCAGCAGGCCGACGATGGCCGAGGGTTGGTTTGGGTCGTGCACGGTGACTTGTGTGTCGGCTAGCGAGGCTAGTTTTTCTTGGATAGTTGGATTGGCCATGGTGGGATTGTTGCTTGGGAAAATAGGTCATGACACTTTTTCGGCTTCGATAAGAGCGCCTCCGTTCTGGCGGATGATCGCGGCCTTAGCCCAATCTCGACTGGCCGCGCTGCCGCTGTAGTCCGCATCGCCGACTTGATTGCCGTCAGCGTCCAGCGTTTGGACGACGTGAGACCGAGTCCAGCGATCGTACCAGCAGAACACAGTGTTGCCATTCAGACATGGGGTCTTGCGTTTCATACGGTGGGTTTGCGTTCAATGCAAGCGCCGGTCGCCACTGTGCCGCGGAAGCGCTGAGCTAGGTAGTTGGCCATCTTGCGACGATGCTTCGCGGTGCTCAAGCCGCTGCGGTAGTCGGACACTTTGACGTAGCCACGAGGACCGATGATGACCGAGGCAGAACCGGCCAGAATGATACCCGCGATGGACTCGACTCGGATGTCGTTGGGTTCCCACTGAACGATGACGAAGATGGAGCCATCGCAGTAGGTCGACTCGGACCAGCGGAAGGTCACGTCGTATTGGGCGTTGGGCGTTGGCCAAACGTATTGGCGGACTTGCTCAGAGCGCTTCCGCTGAAGCTCAGTGACGTTGTCTGGAGGTGTGAGTTGGAAGGACATGGCGATTATTTACGAAAAGAATTTCGGCTCAACCGGGCTGCGATCCTCTCGCTACGATGGACGAGTAGGATTCGCCTCGGAACGTGAACTCATAGACGTCTCGGCCGAACTCATCAGATGACACGTCAACGACTTCCACGCGTGACGCATCCACCCATCCATAGTCGCCGGCCCGAACCCATGAGGGTTGTGAGTAGATTGGAATCTTCATGGCGGTTAGCGGTTGAGTCCGCGGCAATGGGCCTCAGCTTCCTTCACGCCGCCCTCAGGGCAGCGGACAACGACTCGATCAGTGTGGCGGTCAATGACGCAGACGCAGTCATGGCGGAATTCATAGTAGTAGCGTTTCATAGGAGTGTGGGTTGAGGTGGAGGATTAACGACCCATGACTTGTCATGGTGAAAGGATACTAACGCGAATCACCTTTACGTAAACAACTATCTACGTAAAGGCGAAACTATTTTCGATGGAGGCTTTTCTAGACCCGCTGACAGAACGCTTCGAACTCAGACATGCCGATGGTCGATAGTGTCTCCCGCTTCTGGGTCTCTAGGTGGTCGTAACCGAACTTCGGCACGAAGCGACCCCAGTAGCGGACCGCGTCACACGCGACATCCTCGATGTCCATTGGAGCGGCCGGCGCGCCGAGAATCTTGGAGCACAGTGGCACGAGTTCATCCATGCAAGCATCGTAGAACCCTTTGCCCTTCGTGCGATTGTCGCTGGAGAACATCGCGTTTAACGCGATCATACAGTTCGCACCGTAATGACACTGACTGAGTGGGTCCATGAACTGTGGATGCCAGTCTGCAATGTCCATGACGAATGCGGTGTATGTGAACTTGAAGCGCTTGAAGTTATTCACCACGTTGAGCTCGAGCATCCAGTCCGTCAGACCGGCGACCGAGTGGGCGTTGCCTTCCTTCAAGTGGTCGGCAATCATTTCCACGAACGACGGCCACACTTCGCAGAAGAAGTATTTGCCGCCCTGTTCGTATGGCGCCTCAGGTTTCGGGAACGGCGGCGGTTGGTTGCCGTAGCTCGTGAACATCGGTTGCTTCCATTCTTGGATGACCTTCACCATTTGATCAATCGTCTTGCATGTGCCGAGCGTTGGCGCGATGACGTTGCAATAACCGTGGCGACGATCGCCTTCCGACTTCGGAAAGAACGACGCACCGCTGCCAGTCATGCGATGAACTCCGTAGACGTAGAGCCACTCGTTCAGTTTCCACTTGGTGGTTGGAGCGACCTTGGCATCAATGGCGTGCAGGTCCCGCAACACATTGCTGAATCCGGCATAGCGACGGTGCACGGTATCATAAATGCTCACGTTGTCCTGCAACGCGTCACCTGTGGCACGCTTGCGCGCACCTCGGTGGTTCTGATTCTCAAGCGCTAAGGCTCGACGGTAGTAAGCGAGGAAGTCCTTGAGGTATTCGGTGGCGACTGGGTGTTTCATGGGGCTAGGGTGGATGGGGCTTTGTTGTGGATGGTGTTGGTGGAGAAATCGATGTCGTCATAGAACGTGACTTTTTCGTTGAACACTCGGGTGATTCCCCATGGCGCGTTCGACTCAATGTCATACCAACGATTCGATCGAGGAGCTTCGTTGTTGGCGACGTTCCAGAACAACGCGCCTTTGGCTGCCAAGTTGGCCGCCATGTATTCCCACACCTTAGCATCATAGTTGGACGCGGATGGGAATGGAGGTTGCGTCTGAGCATCCTGGACGAACGCGCGGTGGTGACTGTAGAGTTGAGCGTAACCCTTCTCGCCGTCTTGAATGTTGCGTGACACGGCCACAGCTCGGAAGTCTGGGCCGACTACCCGCCGTTTGTTAGGTCCCCATGCGATTTGAAGGGCCCTCGAAAGAACTCCGGTGCTGATGGCCGTCCACACTTCTTTCGGAACTTTGTTAGGAGTGAACATCTGCGATGCGACTTTCACAGCAGCTGCAGTGACCAGCTCATGCTTCAGTCCAAGTGGCACGAAGAACCCACCCACGCGATCAGCGAACGCTTTCGCGGCGATGTTTAAGTTCGGCATGGCAGCGATGCGGTAGAACACAGGGCGAGCCCCGAGTTCGATGGCTCTGGCTTGATTCGGCGATATGGTTACGCATGCCGGCATGAATAGTGTGAGTTGTTTTTTGTAGGTCTTGCACAACAATGCCAAAGCAATACCAGCGTGTCCGTAGCGAGGTGCCACATATACAATGTGTTTGGCTTTGGTCGAGCGAATCAAGAGGTCTCCGAATCGACGCTTCGTTCCGCCCTCAACTAGGTCCTCGCGAACTACGACGTGAGGAGTGTTACTGATGGGATGACGAATCGTCTCGACGATCGGAGGCGGCAACGGATCGGTCCAGTCGCGGGCTAGGTTGAGATAGTAGTCGATGGTTTTGTCATCGCTGAGGTCACGGTTCCACACGGATGTGGTATGGTTATTGTGGGGCATATACTTGTTTTGTTTGGTGGAGATGGATTCGGTACAACTCGATGTGTATCGCGTTGTAGGTGATTGTGTTTGACCGCTGCAGAACAGTTTCAGTGATGACTGTTTTCTCGTCGGCTTGCGTTATGATTCGTAGCCAAATTTGGCCGTGGATGATTCCCATCTTAAGAGAGTCTCGTACCATTGTGTCGTACCATAGTTGAATCAACGGGCCAGCGGATTCGGATATGACGTCGTCGTGGACGGTGCTTTTGTGTAGACACACATCCCCGGCGAGCAGTCGCATCTGCATGCGTCGACTTGACGTCATCGGAAGGCCCGATAGAACTTTGGTGCAATGTGGACGGAGCGTGGTTTCTCCATGAATTGCTGGTCGAGTTTGCCGTCGCCGAGGGCCCACTCGCACGGATGTGTGTAGAAGCTCCAGCCTGCTGACTTGCGACGGTTCACGTAGTTCTCAAGTTGTTCGTTGATGAGTTGACGAAGGTCGTCCCGCTCGGCATGGGAACCATGAAACGGCTTTCCTTTGTAGTGACCGGGTCCTGGGATCTCACGCGACTCGCATTCGATCGGAAGTAACTGCACAAGTTCGACGCGGCCGATGTTGTGCCGTTCTCGCAGTTGACGAACTTTGGTGATAAACTTATCGACCAATGTTAATGCTGCAACGCGCGGGTTTGGTTGCCGACAGACGTGGTGACGCACGTCGATGTTGCCGAAGTAGATCGTTAGCTCGTTGACGTCATCAGTGATGAGTTGGTCTAACGTGTCGGTAGTAGCGATGTTGTGCATCGTGCAGCCCGACAACACCTCAAGGTTGTATCCAGGACGCCACACAGATGGAGCATGCGAGTCGCCAACTACCAGTTTACCAGTTTTGCATGGGTTGCGAAACGGGACCAAACTATTAGCCACGAGGTTGTTCAGTCGGACGTGTTCGTCCTTTGTAAAGCTATCACGCCACCTTGGGTTCCACGCGAAGGCCGCATAGTCTGGCATCGGATACCACACAGGAACGATCTCGCCTTTGAAGTTTGCTAGGCGCTTGAGCTTTGTGACGTTCGGGTCGGTGACGCCTCCGAACACGTTCAACGACAGTTTGCCGTTTAGGTCGAAGCCATGGTAGAGGTAGATGCGGTCGAACTTGTTCCACTCAGCTTGTTCGCCTCCGGTCCATAGTATGTCGTGCTTCATTCGGTGGTCCGACATCATGCGCGACACGATGCGGGCAAGCCCTGAGTTGTGAGAGTGGTCACTGCTGGACAGTGCCGAGAATACAGTAGCGATGGCGTGGCTCATTATAGTATGTTGTTGAGGATTGTGTATGTGATGATGGCCACCAGTGGCCAGATTGCGGCCACGATGGCCAGGGTGCGGTAGCGATGAGCTTTGTCCCGCGCGTCTTGTAGGGTCGACTCGTAGCCAGTTTCCACGAAGACAGGGTCAGAATCTTCGGCTCTAGACAACAGCGGAGCCGTGCGGGTCCGAGTGAAGTGAATCTCCCAGTCCATCGACATGATCTGACGCCACGTGTCGATCGGTAGACGGCGAACCTTGCCACGGTAGAGTAGCATGATGTCAAGACTTAGCGGACGTTCGCCGATGAGTCCGACTGTGGTAACTCCGGATTGGGTGTGAAGCCGTTCCATTTGGGAGTGGCATGTGTGGAACTGGCCGTCCGTAGCCAGATTGATTTCAGATTTGATCATAGTGTTGTTCGTTTCTGGGGGTTTATGGCGGGTGTTGTTTCACCCTCCAAGTGTTAGGTGTCGTCTGAATGGCGGATGCCAATGAACGTCGGGATGCGCGGAGCATCCTTAGCTCCGTGGGGTTGATGCTTGTAGGTAACGGTCTGACCGATGAGCGCATCACCTTTGGTCCACAGTTCGTTCGCTAGTTGGTCCGTGAAACCGGCCACCTTGAACTCGGTGCCGTCTGGACGGCGGCAGCGGAGTGCTCCGAGTGTGCCCTTGCCGACCTTGTTGGCTTTGTGACTGGAACGCTTGGTGTGACCCGTAGCATCCTTGGTCGCCTCATTCGCGTTGTGCATTTCCTCCTCGTAGCCGATGACCACGGCCTCATCCTGTTCGAACCGCTTGAGTTTGAGCAGCGTCTGCTCCTTCTCGGTGGAGCGGCCTTGCTTGTATGGACCATATCGACTGCGGAGCATAACACCTTCAAACCCGCGGGCAAGGCACTCGGTCTCATAGACCTGCACGTCTTTCCACGAGTGGACTAATTTCTGCTCAACCAACTTCACGCGTTGGCCATGGTCAACCACTCGGCTGATCTGCGACACCCACTGTTTCATCATGACGAGACGCTCTTCAAACGGAGCGTCGACAGACAGAATATCAAACACATGGAACTCAAAGTCAGGTTGACCATCGGAACTCATGATGCCCGAACTGCAGTCGTGGAACGGTTTGTTCCGCACGATGAGTTCACCATCAAAGCGGTGTTGTGCGCTCATGATGCGCGCGAGTTCTGCTCGGATGAACTTGTTTGGAATCGGTTTGAGCTTACGTGACTGAGCCTCGGCTTGTTTTGGGTCTGCGGTGGGCCGCATCAAGCAGCGGATGCCGTCGTATTTCGGCGAGGCATACATGGGGAACTTCAGCTTTTCGGGCTGCGTGACGTTCACGGCTAGAAGCGGTGAGAATGGTTTGTGGTCTGGTGTTGTCATTGGGTGGATGTGGTTACTGACGGATGATGGTGCCATTGTAGGCAATGCGTGCTACGACTTTGCCACTGTCGAGGTCAACGACTGTGATGCGTGGGGCTTGGCTCGAAGGCACTCCGGTTTTGTCGCGCACCCGACTCCATGCGGCAGCCGCGGCTTCGAGGGATTCAACTTCAGATGGTGCACCGCTGTTAGCGCGGACTGCAAGGCGTGGACGATCGATGAGTGACATAGTAGTTGGTATTAGTCGATTATTTTGAAATTGTTATTGCGAGCGAAGCCGCACTCGACGACATGGTAACCTTCAGTCTCAGCTTCGATGATTACCGGCCAGAGACGAAGTGGAACTCCAGGGACTTGAGCATTGAGAAGCATCGAGCAGAAGTTGCGAGCGGATTCGATTGAGCGTGGTGAACTAGTGAAGAAGCGTTTCATGGTAAGCGGATACTAACGTGGATATTCTTGTCGTAAACTTATTTGTGCATTATTTTCGACGATGATTTCTGGCTCACTCTTTCACTTGAACCACGTCGGTCAAGTCACCGTCGTTGATTAGCGAAATGTTGTTCAGTTTGGCCTGCACGTTTTTGGCCAGATGCTTCTCGATCTTAGTCGAAAGGAACACGATGTTCTGAAGCACATTTGATTTACCGCCGTTGCGCGGAGCTCGGCCTAAAGCTTGGATGAGCTTGATGGCATCATAGTTTGGGCAGATGTAAGTGACTCGTGGATGGTCACCTTGTAAGTCGTGCAAATCGATGGACGCCGACCCCGCTTGCAACTGAGCTACGAAGAGCTGAGCTTTGTTCGACTGGAAATCGGCCACACGTTGGTCTCGGTCTTTCTTCGAGAGCCCGCCGACCATCTTGCGATACCGCAGGTCCTTCGGCATCTGTGACATGAACGCGTCGATGGACGGCGTGTAGTTCAAGAACACGATGGGGCTTTTGCCGGACTCGACGTCGTCCACGACTCGGTCGATGATGAACGGTAGCTTGAGCAACTCGGTGCGTTGGCGTTGACGGAGCAACTCGGTGAAAGCCGACACGTCCATCTCCTTCTCGTCGGCCTTCATCTGGTCTTCCACTTCAGATTGGTCCACAGCTTCCATAGCTAGTTTCATCCACGCTGGGACCGCTTCTGGCGCATCCACAATCTGCACTAGTATCTCATTAGGTGGCAACGCGTCTGGATAGTCCTTGAGGCCCAGACGGCAGCCGCGCTCTGGAAAGATGACGCTGTGAAGTCTCTTGAGGGTTTTCTCGCCTTGCGACCCTGGGTTCGACGAAAACGTCAAGCCGCCGAATACGCCGGGCCTCGCACCATTCTTCAGTGCCCAGTCCCAGTGGTTACCGTTATGGAGACGAAGGGCCAACCCGAGCTCGTCTAGGTTGAGTATGGACAGGACCGCGGTCGCGCTAAGTCCGAGAACCCTAATCTTTGGGTTGATGACCGCGGCCCGCAGCATTCGAGCATTGAGCGACGATGAGTTCTTGCATAGATGGATTTCGTCGAAGATGAGCAACACGTCATCGACCACATTCCACGTGAACGTTGTTGTCGTGCGCTTGCGAATCGTGCGGTCTGCGCGGGAGATGAATTCGGTCTTCCCAGCTCTCAGCTTCTCATACGACATCACGAACTCTGGATCCACACCGAACACTTCCGTCAGTGTGTCCTCCCACTTGGTCACCACGTTCGCTGGGCATATCACCGCAACGTTCAGACCCAAGTTCGCTGCGACTCCTCCCGCGGTGTAGGTTTTGCCAAACCCGGTCTCACTGGCATCGAGGCCGAACTTGTGTTGTCGGATGGCCGCGATCAGGGTGGCCGCGGCAGGGATTTGATAGTCGCGCAGCTTGTCAGCCGCGGTCTTGAGTGGCGCAAACAACTCGAGCACTGGCCGACTCGGCGGGATGGCTTCGTCCTCGGCGACTTCCTTTTCGTCGGACCACCACTTCACTTCGAACTCGTCATCATCGTTGCGGCCGACTGAGAATCCGAGCTCTTTGATTTCCTCCTTGTGCTCGCGCCACAGGTTCCAGAAATCCTTCGGGACTGAGTTGCACTTGCGGAGTAGCTTAGGCGTGCCTCCGACCACGATTCGTTTCGGAGGACCGAACTCACAGAGGTCTAGGATGATGTCGAGGGTGTCGTTGGTCATGATGGTCGAGAGGTCTACACGGAAACGGCTAGGGATGGCCCTAGCCGCTCGCGTTGTATTCGGTTGGTTCGATTACTGCTCACCGGTTGGCGCGCGACCACCGCGGACGGTGATGCCTTCGCTGACGAGCTGTTCATTGAAGGCCGTGAGGGCGGGACCGGTGTCCTTGAAGCCGAACGGCTTGAGGGCTTCGACCAGCTCGGCGAAGGTCGTCGCTTGAGCTGCGGCGGCTTTGGCATCGACACGTTTTTCTTCGGCCACGTTTTTGACGGCGGTCGAGCGCATGCGGTTCAGCATCCACGCGTAGGGACCATCGCGCAGGGATGGCGGTTTGGCACCGGCAGCTTTCTTCGTGGCGGGGGCGGGAGCAGGAGCGGCCACTTTCTTAGCAGGAGCGGCAGCAATTTTCTTGGCAGGAGCAGCCTTTTTGGCTGGGGTCTTCTTGGCGGTTTGTTCGGGCATATCGGTGTTAGTTTTAGGTTTCGTTGAAGGTGCGCGGATTGGTTAGGCCGTCCGCGCGGCGGCACATTCTTAGAGAGCGGTGATGACGTATTCGGCAAGGTCTTTCCAGTTGTTTGCGCCGCGAGCGCGGATTTCAAGAACCTTCAGGAAGGTGCGGATGTTGAGGTCACCGATGATGTCCGCATGCTCAGAGAGCAAGTCGAGTGACTCGGTCTTGAGGTCGTCGGTAAGGTCTGGACGGATGTCTTTACTGATGGAGCGGATGCGCTCGATCTTCTCTTTAGGAGTCATCGACACGTCGACGTAGAGGCAACGGGACAGAACCGCTTGGTCTAGTTGCGTGAGGGACAAGTTACTGATGAAAATGATGCGGCCTTCGAACTCGAAGCTTTGCGGGAGGTCATCGTCTTCGTTGCCTCTGATCTCAGCGTGCCAACCGATGCGGCGCACATCGTAGGAGTCAAGTGCTCCCTTGAGGAGTGACACCGAAGTGTCATTCAACCACACCGAGTCGCAATCGTCAAACAAGATGATGCGCTTACGGTTATTCCAGAAGAAGCGATACATGGCTTTCGGAGTCATGTAGCCTTTGACGACCACGTAACCTTTGTTGATTTCGTCCTCGTCTAGGCCCTCGTCGCTGCAGTCAGCGGAGTCGGTGACATCCTGCAGGCCGGCCGCTTTGAGGCGGGCAATGGCAGTGTAAGTCTTGCCGAGTCCACCCGAACCTGAGATGATAACGGACTTGGAGTCACCCGCGATCACCATATCAGTGAGGGTCTCGATGAAACCGAAGCGCTCATTGACGGAGAAGCGGGAGGACTTAACTTCGGCCACTGCGACCGACTTAGCTGCAGCACCGCCGGTGTAGACCTTGCGGTAGAAGCGTTGGCCTTGGAATTCGACGATGGCCATCTTGTAGGCGTCGTGCCATCCGACGTAGGATGCTTCGACCATGTCACCTTGAATCTTGACGGTAACGGGTTGTCCGATGGAGAATTGGCTTGAGTTGCTCATGTTATGTATTTGTTTGGGGTTGCTTTGACGACCCCAATCTACGACAAGTTTCCGTATCGTAAACAACTATTGGTCGTAAAGTGTAAATTGAGCGTGTGGCGGTGGAGGTTGCATGTGGTAGGCGGAGTGTCAATCTCCGCCTACCACGATGTTCGACTAATTACTCCGCAGCGGTTTCTGCACGGCTGCCGGGGTGGATTTCGTGGCCGAAGAACCACTCAAGGAAGTCGTCGAAGCCGCGACCCTCGACTCGGGCAATCGCTCCAAGCTTATTGTTATCCCCTTCGAACTGGCGGCGCAGAGCGTTGTAGGACTCCTCGACGTTTTCGAGGTCCTTGCGAAGCTCGGCTTGCTTGTCTTTGTCGTTGCCGCCGTAGAAGATGGTGCACTGACGGCGGAGGCGGCGGAACGCCCAATTGAGCGAGATGACGTTGGGGTCTTTCGGAGTGGAGACCGCCGCGGGTTTAACCACTTTTGCTATCGGCTTGGCGGCTTCAACAACCACCTCAACCTCGGGCAGTTTGATGCGGGCTGCAACGGCTTCGGCACGGACATCGTGGTGGTCATGGCCGCCAAGGAGACCTACGACAACCGCATCACCTTTAGCTGCGATGGTAATCCAACCAAGTTCTTGCAACTTAGTAGCCGCGGTGTGCATGTCGGCCTTAGTGAATCCCTTGACCTTTGCTGGAGGCGGAGAACCGTTGGGAGTTGACGTTTGGACGAGAGCCGCCAGCAAGGCGAGCTGAGCCGCGTCGAGCTCGGCTTTCTTGGAGAGACGGAGGGTTTTGTCGGTGAGGGACTTACGGAGGGCTGCGATGTTTGCGTTCATGTTATTCTATTTAGTTTGGTTTTGTTTGATGTGGTTGCGTCCACGACAAACCTTTAACGTAGTAGAACAGGTTCGTAAACCATTATTTGACGAAATTTTTGGACCGCCACAATTCACCCGCCTTCGCGATCAATAACGCGTCCGCTGAATACATAGTCACATTGACGGATGGGAACAGTTCTTCGGCGCGGCCTTTGAGCTTGCGCTTCCAGTCTGACTTCTCGAGTCGCTCTGGATTCTGACACTCCACCAACTTTTGCCAGCGCTGCGGCGTGATTAACTTTACGTTATACCCAAATGCGATCGCCAAGCCCTGCGCGAACTTGAAGTTGCCGTAGAGCGTAGCGATGGAGTGACCGTAGACAGTTTGCTTTGCAAAACGCTTCGAGCCGGTCCACGTGGGAATCTGTTCAATGTAGACCCAATCATTTTGTGGGTCATGACCAACTTCTGGCCTTAGCATCTCGACTAAGCCCTCGTCTTCTTCGGGCATCTTGTCCGCGCTGACGCACTCATTGTTAACGAGACACACTATGCCGCCATTGCTGCCAGGATCTATGCCGATAGTCATACCAAACTTTCGGCATAGTTAGCTGCGGAGTCCCAGCGATTGACCAACCCTTTCCAAAACTTAGCGCGCTCTCCAATCGGCGGAGCAACTTTACGCTCGTAGGTTTCTCGAGCTTGGCGAAGTGCCACGATGAACTTCTGTTGCGACTGTACCGTGGCCTCAACTTTCTGTAAGGCCCCTCGAGTCTTTGGCCCAACGGTTCCATCGTCGGCCACTCCGAGAGCCAATTGCAGAATTCTAGCTGCTCCGCGAGGCCCTCGATTAAAGCAACAATCACGCAAGAACACTTCGATGGCCGGAATCGAGGACCATCCTGCTGCGTTAGTGAACTCTGCGATGTAGTTGACCGCGGCCTCCTCAGCTTCCACGTCTTTGTTATCGTCCAACAACCGCTTTAGTTTTGCCGCAAGATCCGGATGAAATCGGTCATTGATGCCGGCAATCTCATACGTCCCACCTCCATCTGACCTAGGTAACTTATAGACCACCAGTTCGGCGGTATTACCATCGTGATCTGCGTCTTTTGTGTCTCGACGTGCTTCACACAGGAGAATGAAGCGCGCAGCCAGATTGGAGGTGGGAGTAGTCATGATTATTTGTCGTTGCCAATGATTAGGGCACGAGTGAATGCCGCCTGCGAATAGAGTTTCTCGCCTGTGGCTTTCCAGCGGCCTTCGGCGAACTGATACTCTACACCTTCAATGCTTGTCACCGAGGTCGGCGTGTAAAGCGCCGACGAGTTTAGCAATGATTCGCCGCTCTCGGTCAAGAGCTTCGATTTGCAGGAGAGCAGACTCACTGCCAACAGTAGATAGGCGAAGAACGTCAGCGTCGATTTCATGGATGCGTCTAAATGGGGTTGATGCGTTGACCGCTAGCCAAACTCTCGCTACTAGTTTAAGCAGTTCGATGATACTTAGAGTCGTCACTGCACGCAGAGAAAGTGTGGTTGAGTCTAACTATTATAGACCGAGCAAAGGAGCTAGGCGAGCTAGCGACTCAAAGATGATCTTCACCTCGGTATTGATGGCTGGCGATTCAGCCGCGGCAGCAAACACGTCCGCGTAACCCTTGGCAATCGGACTACCTATAGGGATAGTGGCTTTACCCGAGCGCACGAATCGCTGTCCGATAATGTTAGCTGTAGTCGTGTTGCCGTCAGGTCCGAGGCGGGTGGCCAGGTATAAACTGACAGTGGTTTCCTCGGCGGTTACGTTGCCGACTGTGATTTTCTGGGAGGTGCGAATCATCGTGTTTAATGGGTAGTGAGTAGTGGTTTAGCGAAACTGGTTGGTCTGTGGCTGGGAATTAGCGACGCAGCGCCGTGATTAGTTCATTCATCTTGGCGCGTAGCGCTTCCATGTCGACTAGTGTTGGTGGGAAATCCAAGAAAGGTACGTCCATCGTTGGCACCGAGTTGCTGTTGTTACTGGTACCGGCAATTGCCGATGCCAGAGTAGCATTCGATACCTCTCCTGGTGCTCCATCGTTCCCATTGCTTCCTGGTGCTCCATCGTTCCCATTGCTTCCCGCAGGTCCAGGTGGACCTCCAGGGTCACCTTGGGGTCCTTGTGGTCCATCGTTGCCTGCTGGACCTTGGGGTCCTTGTGGTCCTTGTGCTCCATCGTTGCCTGATGAACCTTGCGGACCTGGATCGCCTTGCGGACCTTGCGGACCTGGATCGCCTTGCGGACCTTGCGGGCCTTGCGGACCTCCAGGGTCACCTTGGGGTCCTTGTGGTCCTTGCGCTCCTTCGTTTCCCTGGGGTCCAGGTGGACCTCCAGGGTCACCTTGGGGTCCTTGGGGTCCTTGTGGTCCTGCTGGTCCTGCTGGTCCTGCTGGTCCTGCTGGTCCAATGATAGGATCCCACACAGCAGCCCCTTCAGTAGCATCACTGCATTCCCATTCGCGTCCATCCTGATGGACCCACCTCGACCCTACACGGAAACGCATCGAGTCTCTGTCGTCGTCATTTACAGACGGAGCACCAAAGTTCATTCGCACTTCGCGAACGCCCATTCCACTTTGGTCAAAGAACCACAGCCTTCCACCTTCCCATCGTTGACGGTAGTCGATAGAGCATACTTGCTCGATGCCACCACCGGCACCGAGACTGCCATAACTTGGGTCGCCGGCTTGCAAGGTTGAACCGTTTAAGAAGTCGATGGGAACGCCACCCTCACCGCCACCGCCACCGCCACCGCCGAGTAAATGTATAGAGAGTCCCATAAAGTTCAGCCCACCTGCACGTTGATGTTGATTGTGATACCGGTATTGCACAATCCGTAGATACCATGGCAGACAAGGGGCCATAGGATGTTGTCCGGCGTGAACACGAGGCGCTCACCTGCGGAGACCCACAACGCCGCCGTGGCGAAAGTAAAGTTGCGCTCACCAACGCTCAGAGCGAGCTTGTCGGCTGCCGAGTCCGACCGGCTAAGAATGATGAAGCGCCTTTTGCCGCTCAGGGGTAACGCGGACGCAAGTTCGACGGAACCAGCAATGGTACCGTCATCAACGGAGATTGTTCTAGGTGAGGCCATGATCAGGAGAGGAGTTTCGGGGGTGGTGCGGTGAGTGCCGCAGCGACAGATATCGGGTTACTACTTGACTGTGTAATTACGGGCGACCCAGCTAAGTCCCTGTTCTAGAACAGCCGCGGCTAGTGCGCCCAAGCCTGCCGTGATTGCAGTGGTGTGGTCCCCTGAGACGTTGTGTGATACCAGAAACGTGCTAACTCCAGTGAGGCCGATAGCAACGTATTTGAGCGCGAAGCGGGTGAACCAACCTGCGTTAGTAGTGACGATTGTGATGATGACGTTTTTCATGTTATTTGCGGAGGTTTTTGACGATGAGAATAATACCGGAAATGCAACCGAGTACGCCGGCCAGGACACCTACAGCCAGCGAGGTGAGTTTCAGCCATGCCTCGATTTCGGCAAGTGTCGATAAAGAACTAACGAGAGCTACAGTGGACCCGATAAATGGAGCGAAATGATCGTTCATGGATTTTTAATATCTTTCAGCGAATGCGTAGCAAGTGATTGAGCCGCCAGTGGGGATGGTTGTCAGGTAAGCCACAAGATCGCAGTCGGCTCGTCCGTTTAACCATTCGTCCGTATAACCTGCTCGCGAAGGGACGCTATAGGTGAGGTTAAAGATGTCTTGCGAGATGCGGAAATACGTTCCGCCTGCGTTTTTGAAGGCATACCGAATGGTCGCATAAACGCCTGCACCGTTGATGAAAATGTCCGTCGGTTTGATGGTTTTGCCAGCAACTTTGGGGATGAGGATTATTTCTGTGATTTGTCCTGAACCTGTGACTGCGTCGACACCGTAACCGCCTAAACTAGTTGCTATAACTCCACCATAGGTGTTAGAAGTAATTTGCAAGCGCACAGAAGCTCCCGATGCGTTGCGATGCGCAGTATGGTATCGGCTATCTTCGCCATCTACATCCAATGTAACGTCCGCGCCAAAATAATTACCAATGGCATAGGCAAGATGGCTGGCGACTGTACTTTGATCGAGGTCAGAAGTGTCGATCCATGTAGTGCCATCACTCGGATTTGTGATGGCAAAAGTAAGAGTCAAAGGCGACGCTACATCAGACTCTATGACCATTACGCCACTTCCAGTAATTGAACCAGTGACACTGTATGAGATTACAGGGTATTGAGCAGCTACAGGTGCGACTGTGTAGCCTTGCAATACGCCAGATGCACGAACTAGGGGTGTGCTGGAGAGTGCCACGCCCGTAGCCCGCTGATAGGCAGTGCAAATCCAACTAGCCGTGCTACCGTTGGTGCTACGGAAGGTGACCACGTCCCCTGCAGCGGCGACGATGTTTGCGCCGGTCGGGAGGATGAAGGTCGTGGCGTTGTGGTTAAGCGTGCAAGTCGCGGTGAATTTCACCGTTTTAATTGTGCCAGGTCCGGCAACGCCGATGCTGCTCGCATAGGCATCTGAGATGCTGGAGTTCAACTCGATAAAGTCTGCAGGGATGCCGACTAGAGCTGCGAAGTTGGCGTTGGTGCTGCGGGTAGCGTAGTGGTCCAGTACTGCGCGGTAAGTCTGAGCGTCAATTCCGAGTTGCAAGCCTAATAAGCCACGCTGTATCGAGGTACTGGCCGCTTGCATGAGTGCCAGACCATCGCTAGTGATACCGCTGATGTTGCTTTGCAGGATGGTCCAACTCGTGCCGACTGTGGCGTGGTTACCTGTGACCGCGGTGGTCTGGCAAACGATGACATCGCCAATCTCGACGACCACGCCAGAACTACCGCCTATCTTGCCCGCGGCAGATATGACCCAAGTGTCACCTTGCGTGGCCGCGGGATAGTTCGGGTTGGCACTGGCGTTAATGCCACCTTTGTAGGTCATGGCTCCTACAACATTGGGGGCGTCCGCGTTGATCGTAATGATCTTAGTGACGGGGTCCACGTCTAACGTGATGTTGTCTCCTTCCGCCAGTTGTTCGACCAACCACAGTTTGGCCGCACTTCCCGCAACATCGGGAGCACCGTCATCGAGGCGAGCTGGAGAGTTGATGACTACAAGATCGAATGGTTGGCTCTTGATCGGGTTGGTGTCTCCACTGATTCGCCACTCGATCTGAGCGCGTAGCGTAGTCTTGAGTTGAGCGCCGACTATAGCCTCTAACTGCACGGAATCTACTAGTCCAGTCCAGGTATAACGAGTGGCAACTCCGTTACCAGAAACTGTCCAAGCGCCATCTGGGAACACAGAGGATTCCGCGTTTGGTTCTGTGACTGGTTTAACAACCAGACGCAAACTGTCCGCGGTATAACCCGCTATAGCCGCCGGAGCTCCCGCTACTACGAAGGCGACCTTGATGATCGACGTGGTGCCGAGAATGACAGATGGAACCGACCCGACTTTGCTAGCCGGTGCCGTGGACACGTAACCGTTACGCTGGTTGATGAAAATGTTGTGGGCGTCCATGTGTTCGTGGTAGATGGATTGTCAAGTCATATCCATTTCCCAATACGTGACGTTCGCTCCGGCTTTGACTAGCACAACGTTTGACGCCAACTCGCCAGCAAAACGCGCGATTACATTTCCAGCCGCGCTGGCTTTGACTACCCCTTCTAGGAAGGCCATGTTGACTCCGTTGATCGATGACGCGTTCGCCGCGGCTGGGGAATCATAGCTGCTTACAAAGTTGACGGTTTGGGATGTGGTCGTCAAAGTGTATTGACTCGTAAGGTATAACGACGTCGCGGTTGGACCATTCACCCCCCATCGTGACCCGTTGAGCGCGTTACCACTAGTGAATGGTATGACGAAGCGGAACCCGTAAGTTTTATTTGCATCGACTGGGAAACTGAGCCCGGTTACATCAACCAGCGTATTGGCTAGGGCGCTACTACTCACATCAGATTTGATATGCTTAACGGTTGGGCGTAAATAGGGTCCGCCACCAGACTCTGACGGATCTACGTCGGGCAAATCTTCGTCCCCGCGCCAGATATTATTGTAGACCTGTAAGGATACCCACTGGCAACGTCGCCAAGAGTCTGAGGATGACGGCCGCCAAGCGAACTGTGCCGCGATGGTGGCTGACATAGATTCTGGGTCCGCGCCGATCGTCATGAGGTCGTCGAGCGCCGGGACGACATAACTGACTTCAGCTTGATATTCCCCGGTGACAGAATCGTAAGTGAAACCTGACGTGCCAGCTAATACTTCGCCAGTTCCGAAATTAGGTAGTTCATCGTTGATCAAGTCTTTAGCTATGAAGACGAATTGGGCTAACTCTGGGGCTTGCCAGGTCGATCCGCGGCGAATCAATAGTAGTTGGATATGTTCGCCACTACCCCGTTGCGCCACGAGCGTCGTGGCAGCTACCCCGGTAGCAGGATCGATTAGGATGTCTTGGTCGGTATCGAATATGACTCTCATGTGTTTCTAACTGAGCAGTCAATCCTCTTCCTCTGTTCGGGCCAGTCTGGTAATCCATCGCTCCACGTGGCCGCTAAGTCTGGTTGCATCTTCAAAGCGAAGGTGCTTGAACTTTGCCGCGAACTGGAACGGATCGCGGTCCGCTATCTTACTGCCGACAGCGTCTTCGATGTAAGCCACTACGCGTCTAGCTTCGTCGATGCCAACAACGCCTCGAGATTTTGAAAATTTGAATGGTTTGGCATTTCCCTCGGGAGCCTTCTTTTCCGTATCCGTAAAGTTCATCACGTCATCAGTTTCCCATGTTCGACCTAGCAGCGGGAAAATGAATAAAGTGTAGCGTCGCAGTTCAGGGTAGAGCACTAATCCAGTAGCTTTCTTCCAAGTGAACGGGTCTATCTTGCGAGCCATATTATCGTATTACTGCACGAGGTACGTATTCGAAGGTCAGTGAGATGAGCCAAAGGCTCACTCCGGGAATTTGCTCGCTCTCGACCCCGGACAACTTCCAACCCCAAGGCCAGTTGAACGTAAAGCCAGCTGAACTGTACCATGGCATATCGAAGATGTCGAAAACCTCTGGCGGGTTCTCTGGAGTCCAATGCCCTGGAATTCGATCCGTCGGCGGAACGGTCGACGACACGAACGACTCGATCAGAATAATGCGACTAGTGTCTAAAGCCGTAAACCGCTGGTCTTGCCAACCGGTGAAGTTGCCGAACTCATCGTAGAATGGAGTGTTCCCAGGTGTAAGCGCTAGAGTCGTACTTGACGACAACACCTGGTTGTTGACCGTGATTCGCCGCTTGCGCGGCTTATCAGCTTCTACTCCGATAATACCTTTGTATGCGCATTGGAGGTTGTAGAATGGTTTGTCGATAAGACTACGATCTATGTCGACTAAAAACATTGCTGGGTAATCTGGGTGCACAGAACCTAGCGTGATGGAATCAGGTTCTCGAGTTGCAAAACCGACTGTGGCTTCATCCCATCCGCCAGCCGTGATCTTCTCAGCCATTTCTAGAACTTTAGTCGGGTTGTGACCCGCGATGCCGCTACATTGTAGTCGATGCACGTAGGCTTGCCCAGGAACTTCGACCGTGATCTCATCCTCGAGGATCCGCATATTTGGGAAATTTGGAGGCGCACCTCCGTTAGCAAATGCGTCGTAGCGATCTCTTTGCCAGACTTGAACTAGTTGGTCTAGTCCACGTTGGCGACGTGTGATCTTATCCTCCTCCAACCTAAAGTTTTTGAGGCCAATAATTTGGTGGCTAGCTTGAGTCATGAGAGAGCTGTGAGGATTTGTGTTACGGTCTGACCGATCTGACTGACTACAGGGTCGCTTGGAGCTTGTTGTTGTTCAGGCTTCTTCGTCTGCGAGTCCACTGGGTTCTTCGTTGCCTGGTCTTGGTTCTTCATCTTGAAACTGTCCTGGAATTCTTTACCCTTCGCATTGGCCGCGTCGAGTCCCGGAGTAGTTATGCGATCCTTGATGGACTGTCCGCCCTTCTTGACTCCTTTGTCGTCGTAGTTGTCGAGACTGTCGAAACTCTTCATAGATTCATCCGCTCTACCACGAGCCTCATTCATTCGAGCTTGGCTTCGTGCTGTGGCTTCGTCCACTCCGCCTTGTCTTTCGCGGCTATAACCATGAATCTTACTGCGCTCGCGGTCACCACTTTTGCCTCCGCTCTTGTTTCCGTCGTCGGCTAATTCCTTCTTGAGCTTCATAGTTTCCTGAGCGATCTTCAAGGATTCGGCTTCAGTCAGACCAGTGCGCTCGGCAATCTGCCGAGTCATCTGCTGGATGTCGAGTTGCTCCTGCAACAGTTTGGCTTTCTTCTCGTGCCCCGCGGCCGACTGACGTAGGATTTCGAGCTCGAGTAGTTGGTCACTAAGCGCGGTGGACTTGCGCTGCGTTTCGTCGGCTTCCTTCTTGGCCGCCTCAGCCGCCTCTTTTGTGGCCTCGGCCACCTTCTTCACTTCTTCAGCTTGGCGACGACGTTGATCCCGCAGCGTACCCTGCAGTTCAAACAATTTCTCGGCGTCGCGGATAGCATCCAGGTCAGACCGCTTGTCTTTGACTTCATTTTGGCGTTTCATTTCGTCCGTGATCCGCTTCTGAATGGCCTCCACCGCTAAGGCAGGAGTCATGTGTTCAAGCATCAAGGAGAATTGCTTCTCGGCTAGAGACACGCGCTCCTTGTCGACGTCCGCGGTTTCCTTAGCCCGCTTTTCCTCATCGCCTTTCGGTTGGAACCTTTTGCCGGTACCGTTGGTGGAACTGAGTTCTTTCTTTTCGGGCGGTTTCTCAGGTCCTGTGCCCATACGTTCGTGCTCAAGGTCGGTGAAGGTCTTCATGAACCCGTCGGTCCCACCGGTCTCAAGACCCATAGCCCCTCCGATACTTTTGGACATACCCGCCACGCTCGCTTTGCGGACATTATTCATGAACCCTATGAACCCCGCTCCGAGTTTAATAGTGTTCATGATACCTGCGCCGATATCTGCGAAAAGTTCCTTGTTGCGGTCTAGTTCCGCAGCAAGTTGTTTGGCTGCTTCGATCGAGTTCTCGAACATGCCTTTAGTCATGGCCCCAGCGGCCTTGTCTAGAGCACTAGTGAGCGTCGAATACGCGACTCCCGCGGTATCTCCAGCACCCCCTAATTCTCCGACTTGTTCCTTGAGAAACTCGAACAACTTACCTGCTTCCTTAGCTTTCGCGATATCTGCATTATCGATCTGCAGCATCTTCGCCAGAGCACTGTCCGACGTGATGTTGCCGGTCATGATGGACCGCATCTCTTGGGCTAACTGTTCAGTAGGGATGTTGGCATTCGCCATGGCGTTGGAGAACATCCCTACCAACTCAATGTTATCCTCCATAGCTACTCCTGAGCTTTGAGCTGCCGCGTACGTTGCTAAGAATCCTTGGGTTAATTGGGTGATTGACGCCGACGACCTTGGGTCCATCGCGACGATCGCCTTCATGGCTTTCTCGGCTTCTCCCTGAGCCGCAGCGTCAGATAGGCCTTGGAATTTCTTCGTGACGTTGGCGATGGCGATGGTCGAGTCGTTCATCGTCTGATTGAACTCTAGTCCACGTTTAACCAACGTCCCAAGACCAATCGCTGCCCCGAGACCCCCTAGTTTTCCTGCCATGCCCGAGAGACCTCTACCAAAGATGGCTTCGGTAATATTACCGCCGCGTGACGCGTCGTCGCGGAACCTACGAATCTCTCCGCGGGCCCTCGCTAGGCTCGCTTGGTATTGAGCGATGTCGAGTCGTAGTGATGCTTCGATTGGAGATGCCATGGTCGTTAGAAGTCGCGAGATGCTCGCTTGATGTAATTGTCCCAGTTTTTCTGCATGCGGCTAGTCCGTACGTCTAGCGCAAACCGGATACGCTTCTCGATACCTTTGACATTGCGCGCAAATGGAGCTGCGTTCTGCATGCGGATAATGATTCGACGATCATCGACGTCGACAATCAAGTTACCTGGAGCGTTCTGCTTGTTCAGACCGTAGGGGATGCGCGCTCCAAGGGATGTCATGGCGGGCACCCAACCACTAGCTAAGAACCAAATTCTGCTTTGTATCTTTTCGATGTATCTGTCGATGGCTTCGGGGTTTCGAACGAACATTAAGATTCGCGGCCTCAAACGGCGGCGACCAATGGCCTGACTCCCGAAGTTCTTATGAATCTGTCCTCCGTCGAATGGTGAGAAGGACGCGCCGGTTACATTGCGCAGAACCTGACTGGCTCCGGCGTCGTCCCCAGCAGATTTCTTGGCCCAGAATGACGCAGCCGCTGCCGGCATGATTCCTCTAAGTTGCATGTAAGCGTCGTTCGGTGTGCCATACATGGATGAGATGTCTGACGCTATAGCCGCTTTTCCATACACTTCAGCAGAACGACCCTGCGTTGTGTTGAACTGCGGAGGCGTGATCTTAGCCGCTTCGACGATAACTAATTTTGCTTCTTGACGCAACACCTCGACTGCAGTCTTCTTAGAGGTAGTCGCTAGTCTAAGAAGAGCCGCAGTGTGTCGATCATGATTGATGTTCAACTCGCTCATTTGTATTGTGACTCGTGGTGTCAAGAGCTCTGCGGCGTCTGACAGATAGCATCAATCGACCGGCATCCGACAACCTAGGATCAGGCCAAATTTGGTCATGACCATCCAATAAACGTCGAGCATGAATCTTCGCCCATCCTCTGGCTAGTGGCACACTCCACATGGCATCGTCTTCGTTGGTTCCACAGGCCTGATAGAGCAGCACGCAGTATTGCGCGTCGCTTACAGGCCAAGCGCGTTTCCCGAGTCACGTCCGTTCCCGCTAGTTGGAGGTGCAATCGTTAACATTCTCAGATAGTCAGTGCGAAGCCGATAGGCCAGTGTGACCAGGAAAGTTTGTCGGTTGGCCGGGACGTTCTTCTCGGCCCATTCGTCGATCGCTTCGAGCCATGTCGCCATGGTCCCCACGCGCAGCGCTCGCCAGTCCTTAGGTTCATGAGAACAGAACCACAGAATCTTAACGGCCATCGGGAGATATGAGGTCACGTCGACGAACTTCGCCACATCCCAATCTTCGTCGGTCAGTTGTTGTGTCACTTCAGCTTGGGCCGCAACTCGGTATTTGTCGATTCGTTCGAAGACGCCCGCTAAGTCGATCAAGTCTTCGCTCGGAGCATCAGCTCGATGCAACGCGTGGATCAAAGTATGCCGGCCCAAACTGTAAGCATATAGAGGTCGACCATTCCAACAGAAACCGTCTACGTCCGCCCAGGCTCGGTCTCGCAAGAACTCGGCGCGCTGTACGTAGGTCGTATCGGGGGCGCTGTCTCCAACGTCGATCGTCGATGGTGCTAAGAATGTTGCGAGTTCGGTGTCTGGGGCTTTGGATTGTTCTGCGAGACTCATAGTGTGTTCGGGCTTCCAAGATAATGTTCGAGTTTAGAAAGGACCCGCTCGCTAGCATTTGGGTCGATGAGAGCTTGCTTCGCTGCCGCTTGAATGTGTAGCACGGGGCGAACTCCAGATAGCGTGTTCTTTAGCTTACCGCGCGCATGCAGCGCATCGTAAGCACAGCACACCGGATGTTGTGGGTCAAACCCTTCCAACGCCAACCGAAGCGGGTCTTCTGAAATCGGATTCCGCTTGGTTACGCGTCCAGCCGAGTAGCGTTGCTCCACACCGCCGATCATTACTAGATGACCAACTGCCGACAGGTGATACACGCGAGCGCCAGGTGCGCCAGTTATGCGAACCACAGGTATGCCGATCGGTCCAACCGCAGCCGCCAAGGTCAAATCAGTCACTGGCACAGTTGGACCATTGACGAGTGACGGCAACTCAGACCCTGGGACATAAGTGAAAGACTCGCCCGTCTTTGACCGCTCTAACCGATGTGGTTGCCCAGTTTGTTGCATAGCTAGCAAAGACTCATAGCAGAGTTGGCCTCGCATGCCGCAACACAACGGGTGAAGTGGAGTGTCTGTCTCGAGTCGTCCTGAGTTAAAGTCGCGAAGTAGAACTCGGAGCGGTGGCATCGCCAGCGTCGAGACCAGTCCGATCCAGAATCTATGTAGTTCAGTTCGCTTGCCGTGACGCTCGACACGGTCTACTTTTTCCAGCGGATATTGGCACGGTCCGATCAAACAAGCCGCCAACCGCAGCAACTGAGTGAAGAACGAATTCGCGGAGGCGGCCGCATCGGGTTTCGTCGGGAGTTCAGGAGCAACGGTTGGCGTCATGAGATTGGCTTGGGAGATGTTTGATGAGTCGCTTAGGCTGTCAAGTCGACATCAGGATAGTACGACATCGAGAGCGCAAGGACCGGGATGTTCTCCAAGGCCAGCGTGCGAGTGACTTCGCGAACCATCAGGAGACGATCGTTGTCGCGGGTATAGCCGTGGATTTCCAGGCCGTCCTCAGCAAAGTGAACCAGCGTTGCCGCATAACCCATGTGCGCGTTGGCCAAGCCGGTCATGAGACCCTCAACGGTTGGAACAGGTTCGGCCGTAAGGTCAATGTCCAACGCTTCGCGATAGACTTGAACCTGCACGATGCCGCGCTTGACGGTTTCGGTGTGACCCTTTTTCTCAATGGTCTGAGAGCGTGGTTTGAACTCGATGCCCGTGGAGAACAGGCCAGTCTCGGCGAGCTCGTCTAGATCGTAATCAGGTAGAGCGCCGTGTTTGATGTTGGGTGATGCAGGCATAGTATTTACAAGACAGAGGTGAGCACAAAGATGATTGAGTTGACCGCCGTATTGACGACAGTCACTCGGGATTAAGCAACGAGAGGGACTCCAGAAGAGAGACCATTGCGGCGGAAGGACATTTTCGTGGTAGACTTGGCGATGCCGATGATCGTGAGATATGTTCCCGCGGCGCGTTCACTGTGCCGACCGAGACCACCAGGAGTCGGACTAAGGATGACAATTTCGTTGCCCGCAGCGATCGAAAGCGACAGCGCCACCCCTGGTGTGTAGTCGTCATCTTCGTAGTCGACTTTGACGGGTTGACCTGCGGCGCCACCATTCAAAGCGAAGCCGTGAAAGGAGGACTTGGCGAGCACGTTAGCATCGCACTTATACCACCGCTGCGTCGCGGAGTCCTGATAAAGAGGGTCTCCGGCTTCGCATGCTTCGCCGAAGATTCCGTCGAGGGTTTTAGCGCGAACGCCTGCAAGAACATTGGTAGCGGTTTTGGAGAGATCAGCCATGACAATCTGTTCTATGTCAAACAATATCCGTGGAAGACCCATTCGACCCCGTAGTCGACTGTTCGCTTGTCAGCGTCGCGCGACGTCTGCAGCTCTCCAGTGAACACAAGTTTACATAGCACGTAGCCTTCACGCTCCGCGTCTGGTCGCAGCGCTAACCAATCCGAGAAGCCGCTGCGAATAGCATTGTTCACTCGGACCAAGATGTCACTCGCTTCGTCGGGTTCGACTTGAGCCGGAAGGGCCGCGGTTGCGTCTCTCGTCTTCATTGCTACGAGCTCTAGCACGTTGACTAGAATCCTGCGACGCGCTGAAGCATTCTTAGTATCCTCGCGGGCCGCTACAAGCAAAGACGGCCGGGCTTCTTCCAGACCGTCATCCATCAATCGTCGGACCATGCCTACTCTCGCCTCTCCTTCAATGGCGGCTGTCCCGTAGCCGCCGCCGGTTGTGGTTACCTGTGGCGCAATTCCTGTGTCTGGAATTTCCCTCGTAACGCCGGTCAGCTCGATAGCCGCTCCCGTGAGCGATCGGCTCAAGGTGATCGCAGTTCCAGAGCGAGATTTCGCCACGTCTGTGATCGCGATAGCCTCGTATAATACCGCTGCGGCCTGCACTGGCGACAGGCCGTCCGTGTTGACCCAGATATTCCCGCGCTCGGGATCGTAGTCAAGCAGGTCGTATATGGTCGTCCCACTCTCAGTCGTTATTTCGAGCCTACCTGCTGTGTTCTGCATCGTAACCACCAAGTTCGGCGGTGCGGCCGCCGGAGTCACCTGGGCCTCAGTCACCTCAGGTGGAAGATTGTATGTCGCGATAACCGCTGCGTCGCGCAGGAAGTCATACACGAGCGAAGAGAAGCGTCTGGAAATGGTCATGACCTATTAGTTGAAGGATACCGAGGCTCGAATGGTGACTACGGTCGACCATTCATTTTCCCACCCTTGAACTTCGTCGACGATGTAGACTCGAGCTCCGTAAGTGGCGCTGTCTACTCCGGCGCGTGGACAACTGGGCAAGTCCGCCTTGCGCACGTCGACTCGCAACGTGTATTGCTTCGACATACCAGACTGAACTAGTTTCGACGGCGTGACTCCAGCCGAAACTGGGCCTTGCACCGGCAACGTCTCGTTGGTTATACGAAGGGCCACCGTCCCGCGGTGGCGAGAGGTGGCCCATGAACGTAGCTGAGCTTGTCCGTATGCGTTCATCACACAGCACCGTGGCGACGCAGACTGAACTCGGCGCTTACTGCGGCACCTGTTGTGGTCGACGCACCGAAGGTGACTTTAGCTCGAACGTAGCGTTCGCACTCAGTGGGCAGAGAAATCTGCAGTTCGGTCGCAGCAGCCCCAACACCACCTGCTCCTGTGATGACCTTCGTGCCGATGGTCGTCGGCGTCCCGAAGTCCGTATCAGGGTGCATCTCGATAGTAACAGTCGCTGTGCGAGTGTTAGGCAAGATGGTGGCGTTGAGCGCTGGAACTTTTACCGCGGCCGACATGTTGAGGAGACGAGCACGAGACGTGCGGTTACCAGTGTCGATGCTTGTGGTGACCACAGAAGTGGAAGCCGCCGCAGGAAGGGCGATGGACTTGAGAAGGTCCTTGTCGCGAAGATTGAAATCGAATGCAGGCATAGATTTATGAGTAGTTGGTCAGTTGATGTGCGGATTACGCGAAGGTCTCTTCGCCGTTGATGATGGAGTCAGTGACGATCAGTGGGATGCCGGCCAAATCAGTCGGCATAGGTACCGAATTCGGTTGGAAACCACCGGTAGCCGCCACCGCCTGACGCGAATTGCGGAGTTGACGGCGGGAACGGCGATTACACAGGAAGTAATCAGGAACAATTCCGCTCGGAAGCTTCTCGATGGCCTGTTCACCGAGTTCGTCGGTGAGACCCTTGTCGGCCTGCTCCGAGAGGTTAGCGATGCGGACTAGGGAGTAACGAGCCCCAACTTGCATGCCGATCCAACCCATCAGGGAATTGACGTAGGCGGTGAAGGCAGTGTTGTCGTCAAGGTTGACGGTTTGGATCCGCCATTCAGGGAGCACATTCGGCAGGGTGTCACCACCGCTGACGAAGTGAACATCCTTGAGACCAATACGAACGCCCCACACAGAAGTGCAACCAGTTGTGCCGGTCGCGTCGACTTCATAGTTGGCAGCGTCATAGGCGTCAAGAAAGCCAGGGAAGCCCTTCTGATCGCCATGACCAGCAGCCACTGCTTCAGCTGAGTTGCCGTAGTAAACCTGCTTGCCGATGCGACGCATGACGGCTTCCATGACGCCTTGAGCTTCGATCATCTGATAGCTCGCAGCACCGCCTGGTTCCCAGACGTCAGCGAGGGCCTTATCAGCCGCGATCTGAGTGTCGAGGATGAAGCACTCAGTGAGACGGTTTTCGAACGTGCTCTTAGAGCGCGCGACGCCTTCATTGAGGTGACGGAACTGAGCGATTGGGAAACCCGTGCGGACCAGGGTTTTGTAGGCGGTCGACTTGATCTGACGCATTGGGAAGATGCGCATTTCAGGTTGTGTCAGAATGGACTCTTCGATGAGTCCGACCTGAACGTCGTTATTGCGTTGGAGGGCGAGGTCCAACATGGTAGGCATTCCTTCGGGCATAGATTTCGGTGGTGTGGGGTGTAGTTCTCTGACGTCTTGGCGATTACGCGTTCACCGCAAGTTTGGCTCCTGCGGACAACTGGGTCTGACGACCCGCGATTGCTCGAGCGATCCCTTTGAGTTTCGGTTGACCGTCGTCGCTGTCGGGCTCGTTACCGCTCTTTGTAGCGATCTTCGTCGGCTTAATGCCAGCGGCCGCGATCAACCTGGCAGCTTCACCTTTAGACGCGGTGAGGTCAGCGTTGAGTTGGGCAATCTGGGCCTTGTAGCCGGTGACTTCGGCGTTCGAAGCAGAAAGTTGGCTTTGCACTGTGGTGAGCTGCGTCTGCAGCGCAGTCAGGTCGTCCGCATGGGTCGAGGCCGCAGCGGTGAGTGTAGCGTTGCTGGCTTGAAGACCAGTCATTTGACCGTCGAGCCGAATCACTTCGGCGTTGGCTTCGTCAATGGAGGCGATGAATTCGCGGGGCATGATATTAGAGGTGTTGGGTTCGAATTGAAGTGGTTCTTCAACAATCCATCGTAGTGTCAACTCAGTTTGGAGATGAGTGTCGTCAGCGATGTAACCATTGCGTCAACCAACTTGGCTTGGCGCGCTTCCGGTGCGCGGAACATCTGTCCTTGCATGGTCTCATCGCTGACGTCAGGTCGCTTCGACCGGATGGCTTTAACGAACGACGCGTAGTCGCGGTCAACTTGAGCCTGAACTAGTGCTAGGTCCTCATCGTTCAACGGATTGCCAGGCGCTCCCATCGCCTTGTGCTTACCCGCTTTGATGATGTGCATGCGTTCGCCGCGAGCCTTCATCGATTCGCTGCGGTCGAGAAACGCACAGTAGACGCCAATACTACCGATGCCCGCTGACTCTGTAGCGTAGACAGAATTCGTCTGCGACATTAGCCAGTAACCTGCGCTAGCGCTCATTGAATCGGTGAAGCCAAAGGTGTTCTTCGTCTTGCCGAGAGCCGCGATCATCTTACCAGCTTCAGGCACGCCGGTCACCGTTCCGCCTGGAGTGTTGAAGTCAAAGAGTACGTTTTTGATGGATGGGTCAGACGACACGAGTCCGATGTCGTGCTCTAACCCTGCAACATCGAAGCCGCCGCACATCATCTCAAGGTTCGACATGTGTTGGCCGATCACACCCCAAACTGGGATGACCGCCAGACGGCCTTTCGTCCATACGCGGCTACCAGGCTGCGCGTGTTTGGTCAGGCCGAGTCCCACTGCCTTTGGGGTAAATGGAATCGCCAGATTGGCTGTGGTAGCCACCGAGCGACCTTCAATGTGAGACATAAGGACTTCCTGCAACGTGTGGTGCGTTTCAGGGGTGATGAGCCATGGTTCGCCCATGACACGCTGGATAATTCGGGGGTAAGACATACTACTTTGCCTCAAGTTTCTCAGTGGGTTTCTCTTCGTGTTTTGCAGTTTCAGCTACTTCGCCATTGCTAGGTCCACCGTCGCCGCCTTTGTTTAGAGTAATGAGGTAGTCAAACGGAACTCCGTCCTCGTGGCCTGGACCTTTCTTACTAGCCGCGTATTCCATAGCCCATGCAAGTTCGTCGATACGTGCTTTGACCATCTTACGACCCGACTTGCCACGTTCAGCCCAGAACTCTTCCCATGTGCCACAACCAGACTTAAGTCGCTCGAGTTGGAGGTTGCCTTCTTTGCCTTGGTCGACCGTGATCTTTGCGGGTCCCATCCAAGCGCATGAGTACGGGTTCTTCACTCCTTCTGGCACGACAATTTCACCCGATTGAATGCCTCGAGCTACGACCCACATGTAGAGCGGACGACATAACAAACGAACTAGTAGGTCCTGCAGTTCCTCGAATAATCCTCCGGCTAGTGCTAGGATGGATCGGACGTTCGGGCCACTCGCATCGATCATCGACCAGACAAACTCTGTAGTTGTACCGAAACCCGCTGCCAAGTCGCGTACTAAGAACTCGATGAATCCATTAAAGGTTGCACTCTCACGATTCGATGCCTCGAGTTTGAACTCCTCGTCCATCGCCAACTGGAGGATACCGCTACCACCGATGAAGTTGTCGAACGCGATGACCCGCTGCTTGCCATCGGACCCAGTAACCTTAGTCTTCTTGTAGGTCCCGCCGAATCCGACTGGACCGGCATCACCAGTCTTCTTGCGGATCGTCGCCGCGACGACAGAGTGAATCTTAGTCGCATGCTTTTCAAGCGTTGTCAGGTCCATGATGTCAAGGGCTGAATTGACTCCAGCATAGAGCCAAGTTAGACCGCGGATTTGCTGACTGCGCTCATAGTCGTAGACGTGCAATAACGCACTAGCCGGAATGATGTCTTCGTTCGACAAATCGAACTCACTGCGGTTACGGTCTGACAGTCGCTTGTAGGCCAGCACCGCTCCGTATTGGTCGCACTTGATGCCGTCACGGAATCCATCTTTGTCGAGTTCATGGTAGGCCGCCATTCGACTGCCGATGAACTGTGACTCAAGCCACTGGAACTGTGGGATTCCTCCGTTCTCAGACGCCTTGACTACAAAGCATTCGCCGTCGCGTAGCATCGACCTGAGCACGTTCTTCTGGAGCGTCCAGAAGTCGAGTCGACCAGAGATGTCGCAGAGCATAGCCGAATCTGCCCAGTCGCAGAAGTAGTCTTCGACTATGACATCAAACTCGACATCTCCGGTTGTCGGTATAGGACTGATACCTGTGCCGACCGTGAACCTCGAAGTATTGTTGATCATGCCTCGTACAACACCGAGGTTGTTATAGAGCCAGCGGGCCTTACGCACCAACTGTTGACGTGTGAAGGCGGTGATCTCGCGCCGCGAGTCAATTGGCATGCCGGATGTCGACGTGCGAACGTTGGAGTCTCCTGACCCCATGAACGGTTGGACCGATGACGACGAAACGTCGACCGCCGACCCGAACCACGATTTAGGATTCAAGAACTTCAGTGAGGGAGGCATGTGAAAGTGGGAACGGTGAATTTAACTGCATTGCCGTCGTAGGCTCGAAGCGCTTCTTGGAGTGCGACTAAGCGGTCCTCGGAGCTACGACCGACAGTCCAGGTGGACGAATGACCTTCAAAAGCCTCTTGAACTAACGATGAACCTTGGTCGACCTGCTCGGCCCCTAGCGCCAAATCGCGTTGTTCAACGAGCCAAACGCGGCCACTCCCTAAAGTGACTGCGTCTTTTTCTTCGGCCAATTCGTAATAAACCTGTGCTAGCGGCGACATACGAGGCTCGCGTTTGTCAATCTGACAGTATTACGTCGGCAAAGCCCACGGGTCGTGCGGCATTCTTGGAGCCTCGTCGAGTACCTTCGGTCCCTTGGGATCGGGAACTTCTTTGGGCGCACTACGCGAGTCACGTTCCGCTCTAAGGATCGGCAACATCACGTCGATTCCAGCGAGCAGGCACTTCTCGACATCACCTAAGTGGTTGTTGCCCTTTGCCGATTTCCATTCAAGGACCTTCTGACCTTTCTCGGTCTTCGTGTGCGTGAGTTGCTCATCGGTCAGCTGAGCTTTGTATGCCTCGCCGATGTTCTGTGGCAAATACCACCCGGAACCCGTTTGCTTCTTGATCTTTGCGAGATAGAGTTGTTCTTTGTAAAGATCGTCCCGTAGTTGCACCGCGGGGATGAGAATGCCCTTGTGTTCGAAGTGAGTTTCGCGCACGGGTTGGAACAAACCGTGGTTCATCGATCGTCCTTGGCACGGGAAGAACAAGCCGGAACTCGCGATGCAGAAGTCGTAGACGCCTGACTCGCGTTTGGCTCGGAACCCTGAGTCGATGAGGCCTCGGAACGGTTGGGTCATCTCGCCGCTGGGTTGTCGATACCACCGCTCACGTAGTTCTGCTAAGTCCGCCCAGGTCGCGGCTTGACCGTAGTCGATGAGATACGAGTCCTCGTTGATCGAAACCCCACGCTGCCCCCACCAAAAACAGTCCTGTTGAACGTCGACCATCATGAGAATAAACTCCATCTCTGCCGGCAGTGTCCAGTTAGGGTCTCGCTCGTCGTAAACTTTATACTTCGGAGACGCATCGCGCACTCGCTCGACGTCGCTGATCGTGATGATCGTCGCGTGCGCAACGTAAGGCAATCCAAGGTAGTGATTGTAGAAATCGTGGATGCCACCCGCAGTGTCCTTGCCTTCGAGGAAAATGACCGCGATCTGGCCCCACGTCAGCGTTGGACTGTAGAGCGCCGATATGTGCCACGAGATGTGGCGACGAGGCGCGTTTGGATTCGTCTGAACCCATTTGCCGTCAACTACCATCTGGCCTTGTCGCCACTGCTCAACGTCGCAACCTTTGCTTGGACACGTCAACGAGGTAGTGTCACGAACCTTGTCAAGATCCCACTTGCCCTCAGCGTTGCGATTCGTCTCGCGATGGAAATTCAGATGCTCGAACTTAAGCTCGAACTCGTGGCCGCAGACTGGACATGGCACGAAGTATTTGTGTTGCGTGCCTCGTAGGAAATACTTCCAGATGTTTCCCTCTGGAACTGTTGGCGTTGATATGCGTAGAATCTTGCGCGCATGCGAGTAGGAAATCGTCGAGGCCTCAGCGGTCGACATAGCCGGTGCGTCTCCCTCATCGCCTTCAGGCCAAGTGTCGACTTCGTCCTCGAACAGATAGCGAATCGGCCTGGACATCAAGTTCGCTGGCGAATTCGACCCTGTGAGCTCAAATGTGCACGACTTGAAGTGCTGGACCAGCTTCTTAAAGTCGTGGTCATCGTCTGGCATCAACTCCTTAAGTGGTTCACATAGTTCAACACGGGGTTGCCACTCGCGCTCTGAGAACGACTGAGCTTTGGCGATCGTCGATGTGACGTAAAGACCGGGTCCTGGGTCCTCAGCGGCCGCGAACATCATGCAGTTGCCTAAGTAAGTCGTCCCGCCGACCTGACGCGACTTAGCCCCTGTGATTTCTTCGACGTATGGGTCTGAAAACCATTCGTGAGGACCCTTCATGTATGGCGTAAAGTTCACGTCATACATGCCTGGCCTCGCGGTAAATCGCTTGTCGAGCCGCACATACTTTGCGCACCACTCATGCGTGTTGAGCTTAGTCTTTGGTTTCCATATTCGACCGCGCACGTCGGCCATTGTGATGTTAGGGTCAGCTGTTTGCATTCAAGTTCCCGCCCTTCTTGAAAATGGTCATGACCTTAATAACTTCCGCTTCGACTAGCAGCTCGATCGTCACTGGGTCGATCGCTCTTAACTCAGAGCGAGTGGATATACGTCGCGGTAGAGCTTCCAGTTCGACCTTCATCTCGCTGAATGTCCTGGACCACACCGCGTCGACGTCAGTGACCCGCATAAGTTGCCCTGCTTCCTTCTCCGCAGTAGGAGCGATCTTGGCTAGTTTGCCCCACGCGTCGAGCATAGACTTCCATGTCTGCCACAGTTCGCGCTTCACAGCGGCGTCTGGCATGGTCTCGTAGGCTCGGTAGGCCTTGTCGCACTCCTGTTTCAACCGTTGGAGCTCGAGTTGGAATCCCTCGAGGACGTCGGTCGCTACAAGTTCAGGTGCTGAAGCACTTGTCGTTACCTTACCGGTTGGTCGCTGGTCTAGAACGTCGTCCTCCTCGTCCTCGTAACCGGGGACAACTTTGGCGGGAGTCGGTTGAACTGGTGCTTTGCGTGGGTTGAGCGGGGGCAGGCGGGTCATGTGCGCGAGCGCCCGCACACCCGACCAATCAGAACGTCGCGGGGACTTCTGCTTCATCAGGTCCTCGAGCAACATTTTCGGGTTGTCGAGGCGGTGACCTAATATCGCCCAGTTCCGCACAGTCGCTTCTGGAATACTATACGTCTTCGCATAGCGAGGTATCGTATAGAGGTATTTACGTGCTTGTGCCATGTCGTTAATTAGGCCACCTGCGCGAAGTTATGGGGCCCCGCTCATTTACGCTCGGTGACAAGAATGC